AGGCGAAGAATGAGGCTCGCAAACACATGGGCAAGGATTGGAAAAGCTTGGAGATCGTGGAGGCAGGGTCTGATGAATAAGTTTATAGCAGCCATCAAGGCTCAAGAATCGTGGCGAAAGAAGCCTAAGCCACCAAGAGAAAACGTTATGGTAAATAGGCGACCGCCAGTAAAAGAATCTGAGATTATGCAGATCCTTACGATGCATGAGATGGGTAATCCAGCACCTCAAATCTCTAAAGAAACGGGGGTGCCTGTGCAGACGGTATACAACGTGCGGCAACGTTATATGCTCATTGATGTGAAGAACGGCAAGAAGTGGTACAAATATTTAGGTTTTTAGTTGCCCACTATGACGCTGAATCGCTTGTTGAAACGATCATAGACCGCCTTCTTCATCTCTTCTAATTGCTCTTCTTGTTCAGCTAACTGGATTGCAGCTTCAGGATTTTCTTCTGCTCTTGCTCTCAGCGCCCGAAGTCTTTTATTGATCTTTCTAATCTGGGACTCTGACGCCTTCAAGCTGCTGTTCATGGATATGAATGGCATGTTTTCTTCAAGATAAGTTCTGCGAGCCTGAGCGCGTCCAGCGCCTTGAAGAAACTCAGCTTGTTTTACTTTAGCCTGTATATCAGCCCGTCTTTCGTAAAAATCCTCTTGGCTTGTGCGGTGATCTACCTCGCCCATTACCCTTCTGACAAACGGCATATCGTTTACGGAGATGTCTTCATCCGCAGCAAACTTTTCTAAAGCAGTCAGCGTCCTTAACCCTGTGGCACCAGCCCCACCCAGAGCAAAGTTGAATATATGTTGAGCGGCGTCTGGAGAAAAATCTATGAAGCCTGATTCGTTTTCGTTACCACCAAAGCTGTTTATAAATTTTGCAGCATTGATGATGTGTTCGTTTGTGCCTGATTTGGCCATTTGGCTATCCGGTATGTCCTGACCGGGAAACGCTGTAGTAAACACAGGGGAGCCAAAGAAGTTCTCGTTAGCAAGTATCTCGACTACAGGATCTAAGATGGTTGGAGATCCGGTCTTTACCAACCCTGTCATAAAGTCTTTGGAGCTAGATACCCCAACCGGATTGAACGATCCTAAAAACGTCTTAGTTACCATCGTTGAGCCGTCTTCAACGGACTTCAAACCAGCCACTGTTTCATAGATGTTTTGACCTAGAACGTGGAATGCGTTGTATCCGTAAGGCAACGGTATTGTGTAATAATCTTTACCGTTGGGTTTCATAATGACTATGTTTCTTTCTTTTACATAGTCTGGGATGTTCATATAGAACGACTTACCGTTGTCATCCTCTTCGCTTTGAGCCTCTGCTAACGCAGCAGCAAGAGCGCCAGCGCCCACCATTGAGCCAACAATTCCTTGCTTCAATCTTGAGGCTCTAGGGTCAAACACATTCATGCCGCGAGCAAAGTTCATGGTGCCTTGAACAGATGCGTTAAAGAACAAGTAAAGGCTGTTTAGTTCAGCGCCCATCATCCCTGATCTATTGAAGTTGACAGTCAGGTTCTTGGCTAAAGAAGCAGCCTGCGCTATGGCCTCATCACGATTCATGCCGTTCTCAAGGAACTGATCTCTAGCCGCCTTGAACGACGCAAACCTGACGCCGTTTTCAACAGAAGAGTTGGTGTCCTCAACAAAATCAATTGTCGCTTTCACAGCTTTTTTTCTGTTGCCTGTAAATTCGCCCTTTTCCATATCAATCATATTTTCAATGGTTTTAAGCTGATCTTGAGGCTCTCGACTGTAAAACCAATCTGCCTTGGCACCCGCCTGAATGTACTCTTTATAATCTTGAGCTTCTTTTTCAGTTTGCTTGGGGCTATTACGAAAGCCCCTATAAAATGCTCTTATGCTTGGCATCGTGTCTTTTACGACACGGCTTACGATCTTTGTATCCTTGGCCTTCCCCATCGGCATGGACTGCTCACCAAGGATGTTATACACAGCAGTTTGTATGTCACGGGCAAAGTTACCTACCACAAACTCTGGGTTTAATGAGGTGTTTACCGTTGAAAGCATTCTGTTTACTTTCCCCAAAGTGTTGATGATTTTGCTAGAGCTTTGAGAATCTAAGTTCAATAACCCTCTGCGTAACTGATCATCTTTGAAGTCAATAAGAACTTGCTCGCCGTTAATCTTTGCGCCAAACAGTTGATTGTCTGGAGAGTTATCCATTTTCTTAGTGAGCTTTTTGACGTAGTTCTGTCGTTCTTTTTTAGATATGCCTTCAGGTATTTTTGACTTCTTTTCTCCTGTAGGAAGATAGGTGTAGCTAGTCTCAAAGTATTCTTTGAATCGTGGGCTGTCTTTGTCGTAAACAACCCAAGCATCAGGGTTGGGGTTGTTCTTAACTAGGTCATACATACGCTGACCCACTTCTGTATTTTTAGTGGCTCTAGCTATTGTTCTTTGACGATCAGCAATGATTGTCGCCAATGGAGATTCTGCCGCTGAAGTTCGCCCTTTGGCTCGCTTACCCTCTCGACCTTGAATGCTCAAGGTTCCGCTAGACCCAGCAGTAGGACTTCCAGCAAGTTCAGGATCAATGTCTACAGACATATCCTCTTCCATTGACCTACCTTTAAGCGGGACGTAATACTTGTAAAGCCCTGAAAGGGTTTCTTTGTCTACATCATTGTATAGACCGCCTTCGTAGGCGCGATCTATTGTTCTTTGTACTATAGCATCTGTCTTTGCAGCGACTCTTTGCAGTTGCTTGGCCCTTGTGTTTCCACCAGACCATGTGCCATCTGCATCATTCCAATCCATGTTGTATTGCTCTTTCATGCGCTGTTTTACATACGCATTTGTAAGAGGTGTGGCAGTGCCGTCCACAATAATTGAGCCTGCTCCAGCATCAGGGTAACGCTTGTTTATCTGAGCTATCTTTTTGTTTCTTTCTAGTGCGTGACGCAAAAGCAAGAAGTCATCAAACTCTTTTCGCGCCTGCTGAGTAGTGCGCTCTGTGTTCATGGCAACTAAATCTTCAACAATCGGTGTGACCTCATCTCGGTCAAACACTCGACCCTCTTCACCGACCTTACCAGCGACAGATTCTTCGCCTTGATACGCAGACTCTAGAGAAGATATAGGACGCAGCCCTGCGGCTTCTCGCCCTTTGTTTATCGCTGCCTCAAGGTTCTTTAGACCAATAAGCTTGTCGGCAACTTGGAACAAAACTTTGTCTTTTAGCTTAACTGTTGGCGCTTCAAACCCGCTGAAGCTGTTGTCAGGCAAGCCTGTTGCCGCTCTGTCAACCATTGCGGGTGCGACAGTCTCATCAAAAACAGATTGCGAGGTTTGATCAGGCACAGCTTGACGCAACGACTCAACATCTCTTGAGGCTTTGTTGGTTTGAAGTTCTACAGTTTGATCAGCGTTACGGTTACTCATCTCAATAGATGATTCTGTAGCAGCCATGTTTGGCTGATCGGGCAACGGGGCAGGAGTGGCTTGTTGTGCGGGGATAGTAGGTTCTGGTACTGGAGTTATTTCTTCAAGAGGTTTGATTCTAGAAACAACTTCGCCTCTTTCATTGAGGACGCCTTGATCTTTAAGCTCAGTTACAAGCTTGTTTACTTTGTCGTTTGTTACTTGATCATCAGCAAGCAAGCCAGAAGCTTCGCGTATTCTTTCAACGCTCGCGTCACCAGTATCAACAACAGTTTGCTTTGCAGCGTTATATTGCTGACGGGTAAATTTCTTTAGGTTAAAGAAGTTCTTAGGCAGCTTAGTCGGCTGCTCAAACTTAGGGAGAGCGCGAAGATGATAGTAAAAAAGCTCACGTTCAGGCTTGCTCATCTTGGCAACCGTGGACTTTCCAGAGAATGCCTTGGCAATTGCTTGCACTTCTCTTGAGTTGACCTTCGCGTCTATGTTCTTTGCGTCTAAAAGCTTTTGAATTGAAGCGGTTGCGCTTTCATCTAAGTTGGCAAGATCCTTCGGCACTGGTGCCACGCCAGTAAGACTGTTCTGTTTTTGTGCGTAATTAAGGGCTTCTCTTCTGCTCTTAAAAGGAACCTTGTACTGGTCGCTTACTTTAAGCCCTTCCTTCCTCAAGTCGGCGCGTTCTTTTTCTGTAGATGGCCTACCAGTTACTTGCTCGCCAGCACTTGTCTCTACAGCGTAGCTAACTTCGCCTTTTTTGTTCCTTAAAGTAACAGGTCTATAGACTTCGGACTCAGTTCTAGCTTTAACAGATATACCAACCAAGTCTTGCATTTGATCAGGCGAAAGAACTTTAGAAGCTTCCTCAAAAGTAAAGGAGTCTGCTGGCGGGAATCCTTGCGCTTCTCTACGATTGTTAATCCTTATGGCCGCAGTCATGTCCGACTCGTTAAGAGATCCCTTGCCTGTTAGCTCAATGATTTGATCAAACGTCGCTGTTTCAGGGTAAGAGACAACGCTGCCATCCTTGGCCGTTGCTAGATAAGTGGTGCCAGCAGCCTCGTTGACAGCGGCAGCAGTAAAGGTGTGCGCTTCTGGCTCCATCACTCTCTTGTGTACTACAAGAAGCTTTTCGGCTTGTTCTGGGCTGTAGCTATCTGAAGATATGTCCATAGCATCAACAGCTTGTTGAACTATGTTGTTTGAGATTACTTTTTTGTTCAGCCCGTCCATCAGGGTTACTGACTGAGCTTTGTTTACTGGTACGCCGTAAGCTTTACCGGAGGTTGTCTCGACTACTTGGAAAAGCGGCTCCGCTTGATCTGCAACAGTCTCTTCTCCAGCCCTTTGCGCTTCGGATCTTTTTCTTAAATCCTCTAGTTGTTGCTCTGGCGTCAACAACTCTGATGGAGATACTTCTCTTAACTCAAACTTGGCGCTGGTGGGAAAGTAGGCACCCATACGCTCCTGTATAGTCTCTGAGTAGTCTTTGCCTCTAACTGGGCGAACGCCTTCTGGATCGGCTTCAGCAGCCCTTCTTTGGCGTATTTCAGCTTCTTTTGCAGCAAGAGTTTCTGCGTTAACAACCTCTTGTTGAGCTTCTAAAGCGAGCGCCTCAAACCCAGCAGCGTCACGTTCTAGCTCTGCTGTTGTTTGAGCTTCAGCAGCTTGAGATGCAGTCACTGATGAAGCGACATAATCATCAAGCTCTTGCTGTATAGCCTGTTCTTCAGCGACTCCCGCTCTAAAGTTTTCTAAGTCTCTTGCCTCTTGAGCAGCCTGCTCTTGATCTTTGGCTTCTTGAGAAGCTTCGGCTATTTTTGCTCTTCTGCCAGCGGCAGATGTGAGAACAAGATCAGCTAATGCGCCAACGGCACCACCTACGGTTAAATCATCCATAAATGACTGACCAACAGGCAGGTTTTCGTTGTATAGACCTTTTTCAATAAAATCTTGAGTTAGACCTGCTACAGACTCCTGTACGGCTTCGGTAGATCCCGACTTTAACGCGCTCTTTACGCGATCAAGAGCCTCTCTTTTTATGGTGCCATCGGCAACTTTGTCAAAGCGACGAAACAGCATCAAAGGCAGCGCCATCTCAGACAGACCAACAGCAGTGCCAAAAACTATTGCAGAATCTTCTGTTGCTTGGCTTACATCTAGTCCCGCATCCTTAGCAGCTTGTATTCTCTGAGCTTGATCACCAGCACCAGCACCACCTGCTAACGCAGCAGTGCCTCCATACTCTATAGCTTTAGCAGTCTTACCCGCTGCACCAGCAACGCGAGCGATAACGCCGGGAGTTAAGAAGGTGGCTAGTGATCCAACGCCTTCACCAAGCTTTGTAGTCCATGCGTCTTGATATAATTCATCGGCACCAAGAAAGCTTTCGTTTATAGCTTTGCGGCCATCACGGGCCAATCGGACAAGCTCGTTCTCTTCGCCACTGTCTATTAGATCATCTAGACCAACAGCGTTAGTTGCAGCGTCTGCTAACTCAGCAATACCTTCAGCAGATGACAAGAAGCCAGAAGCAAAACCACGGGGAACTGCTTTGGCAAACTCACCTGCATAGCCTAATACACTCGTTTCTTCTTCTGGTTCTTCTATAACAGGAGCAACAGGCTCAGGCTCAACCATAAAGTCTTGAGCAGTTGCCCACCCAGAGTCTATTGATATTTGTTGAAGCTCCTCGTTTGAAACATCATCAGGAACATCAAAGACCATTCGGCCATTTGGAAGCCTTACATTCATTAGGGAGAGGCTTTTCTGTCAGCAAAATTAACGGCATCTGTATTAAAGAATTGAGAGTATTGTGATTGAAGCTGACTAGCTAAAGCCTTCTCTGCTTCTAACCGTTCATTTTCATCAAGATACTGGAATCTTTCTTGAATAGAACTAGAACTTATGTAATCAGCAATTAAATTAGCCAGCTTTGCTTGACCAGCAGCATCTCTCGTCAAAGCGCCTTCTTTTTCAGCCTGATCAACTTTTTTATCAAACATTGTTCTATCTTGAGCAAATTGACGCTTCTGCTGCGCGACTCTGGCATCTATTTCGTCTCTGCTTAATGTGGATCTAAATTGCCTTTCTCTTTCTGATTCTGCTAAGGCGCTGGCGTGTTTAGCAGCAGCAATCTCTATACTCTGCTCATAACGCTCTTCTTCCTTATCTTTAGCCATTTCTTCCAAGGTCAAGCCTTCCGCTCTTTGTCTAGCAGCTTCAGCCATCTCTCTACCAGAACGTTGTTCTGCTCTAGCTTCAGCGCCAACTCTAGCCTTAAGATCGGCAGCAGTTCTGCCTGCCCTAGATAGTCCACCAGCAAAATCACCGCCAGCTATGCCAGAGCCAAGCTCAATCAGAGCATTGGCAAGCATGTCTTTCTTCGCGTCAGCCTGAAGCTCTGAAGCCCTTGTTGCTGCTTCGGTTTCATACTGAGTGGCTCTAGTGTTGGCTCTTTCAATCATGGCTTGATAGGCCGATACAGCTTGATTCTTATTGCCAAGAGCAGCCGCAACCTGAGCTTGCGCTGTTGCTAATGGATCAGCTTTTGCGGCGTCTTCTTGCGCTGCGTTGCTGCCAGCTATTTGCGCTGCATCTTGTGGCTGAACCTTTGGCGTTGCCGCTGCCGCAGTGAACTCAGTATCATTAAACATATCCTTTAGGTCTTGCTCTGGATCAACTTTTGGAACAACCGAACCAATCACATCTTCGTATTGATTCATTCTGCTTTGAACCATTTCTAACTGATTGGAAAGAGCATTCGGGTCTGGGCTTGTAATAGGATCTGCTTCGTATTGACCTTCATATGATGCAAGCCTGTCTTCAAATGATTGAGGACTTGGAGCAACCCCAAATTCTTTTTCTAATTCAGCCAAATTAGACATGCCAGCGTTTGACAGACCCTGCTCATCTCTTTGTTTTACAAGCTTGTCGTATGAAAGACGCCTTCTATCCTTGAAAAAATCAAAAACGCCGCCTTTAGTTTCATATGGGTTTTGTGATGGAACAATCTGACCAGCATACATATTTACAACGCCGCCAGCGTACATACCTTGAGGTGGCATTTGAGGAGGCATAGGCGCTCCTTGAGGCATTTGTTGAGGCACACCCATAGCCTGCTGCATCTGAGGCGGTGGAGGTGCCAAACTAGCAATGCCTTGCTGAACGATCTGATCCTTAACAGTGCCTTGAGGCTGTTGTTGAGACTCAAATCGCTTTCTCATGTTTGATCGGCGCTGTATCTCGCTAACTACCAAAAACTGAGGGTAGCGACCATCAGGGCGTTGAGCCATCTGCTGCAAAGCTTGGTCAGGCATACCTTTGACATCATCTTCAGCCTGAATAATATTTTGCATAATTAAGTACCTAACGCTTTATAAAGTCCAACACCACCTATACCCGCGCCAAGAAGCTGCTGACCAGTTGACGGCTGTACGCCATAACTCGCCATAGTGCTACCGGGGGTAACAGGTAAGCCTTGGAGCATGTTGCTAAAGAATCCAATCTGCTCTCTTGGGAATGCTTGCTGACGCAAGAAGTCTTGGTAACCCATGTCAAGGCTACGCTGATCCAAGCCACGCTGAATCTCGCCAGCAGCTTGTAGGTTACGCAGCCTGTCAAACGCCATTGCTTGCTCTTGACCGCCAAGGGAACTAAGCAATCTTGCAGCATCCAAAGCTTGACCTCGACCAGCTTGATCAGCTTGTAATCCTGCTAGTCCTAGTTGCGCTCTGTCTTGTGCAGATCTGACGTTAAACTCTCTAGCAGCCATCGCTGCTTGGTTCTGAGCCTGATCCATGCGCTCTTGAGTCTCAGCGGCAGAAAGTCCTAGTTGTGCAGCCTGTTGCTTTGCTTGCTCTCTTGCTTGGAAAACTGCTCTAGCTTCCTGTTGTTGAGCTAATTGACCTCTTTGATTTTCAGCAAAAGCCTCTGATCGGAAGCGTTGAGAAGCTTGATTCGCCGCTTCTTGCTGCTGTGCCGCAGAAAGGCCCAACTGGGCAGCTTGTTGCTTGGCTTGCTGACCAGCATCAAACGCTCTTTGAGCAAATTGCTCTTGTTGAGCCATGCCTTCCATCGTTTGACCCAAAGCGCCTTGACGCAGTTGCTCTTGAGCTTGTCTTGCCGCATCTTCTTGCTGTTGAGCGGTCATACCAAACTGGGCAGCTTGCTGTCTTGCTTGTTCTCCAGCTTGGAACGAATCAATAGCCATCTTTTGTTGAGCTTGTCGAGCTTGCTCAGTTGTGCCAAATGCAGATTGACGTAGTTGCTCTGCTTGCTGTTGAGCCTGCTGTGCTTGAGTGCCTGTTTGAAGACCAAGCTGTGCCTCTTGCAGTCTTGCCGCTCTGTCGGCTTCAAACGCTTGCTGTGCCTGAGCAAATGCCGCCTGACCGCCTTTGGCCTGTATATCTGCAAGTTGCTGCGATAAGTTTCGCTCTCTTTCTGACTGTAATATGCCTTCTCTGTAGCCACCAAGACCGCCAGCCATAGCTGCTTGTTGAGCTATTTCAGCCGCTTGTGTGTCTGATGCTCTCTTTGCTTCTCTAGCCTCAATATCAGTTACTAACTGCTGATAAGGGTTCATATAGCTTTCTAGAGTTGCAGCATCAGCAACTGTCCCTGCTTGGAATCCGGGGCCAAAATCAGCTTGCCCTGTGTACTGAGACTGCAAGTCTCTTGCTGCATAGTCTTGACCTAGCTCCCGCGCTATATATCCGGGGTCTATGTCACCAGCGGCGTAACCGCTTGTAGAGGTAGTAGGTGCAAATGCTGAGGTTCTTGTTTCTGGGGTATAACCAGACTGTATTGTGCCGGGGGTATAGGTTGGCGCTAACGTGCCAGCTTGAAAGCCTTGTGTGAGTGAAGTATCTGTAGGGGCTGCATAGCCAGAGGCAATAGTGCCAGCCTGATAATTAGAAAACTGCTGCTGCGGATTGAACCCAGCGGCTATATTTGTACCCATGTTTGTGGGCTGAAATCCTATCTGGGTGGCTATGTCGCTTGCAGATCTTATCTGCTGTGGAGCGCCAGCCGCAGCCATCTCAGCCATACCCGTCATTGCTGTAGTTTCAAACGGGTTGAAGTCAGATATTCGCTGACCCTGATAAGTCTCGTATGGGCGAGTGCTTTCGTAGACTGTACGACCTAGCATCTCCTCATAGAAAGGCTTGGCATACTCAGGAAGATTTGTTTGTGTTACTACGCTTTCGCTTTGTTGCAGACCGCCGCCACCACCACCTTTACTCATCTTTCAAACTCCTCTCGTAAACGACATAGGATCGTTCGTAACCGTCCTGCTGAAGCCATTTCCAGAAACCCATCCTAGCAGTAGCCTCTATGCCATCACAGTTATTATCTTTAGCCCAATCAGCAAATCTTTCTAGCATGTCCCAAACCCAATCATTGAATTTGTCACCACCTAGAAACTGTATTGTGAGCATCTTTTTGCCGGGATAAGACACAAGCTCTGTGGTGCCTACTCCGTTTATTTTGTGTTCCGAATCAAACGCCAACCAAAGATGTTGATGACCAGAAACTATAGAATTAAATAACGCTCGCTCACTCCATCGGCCTTTTGACCTAGCAATGGCCCTAAGCAATTGCTCTCTAACGTCAGGCCACAAGGTTTCTGCATAATTGGGAGGAACCATAGTTATTGTATGGTTTATTTCTCTTGGGGCGGTTTTTTTGCGAACCTTTGGCTCACGGGATATATCTCTAACCCTTGAATCATCAAAGTTTAGTAGCTGGTTCATGCTGGCAATACTCCTCCAGAGCGAAGAGGTGCGGGTTGCTTAGTTGTTCCTGTCTTTTCAGTTCTTACGCGATCAAGCATTCCATCAAGCTTCTCAACTCCAGAATCGGTGCTTCCGTCGCCTATAGAGGAAACAACATCAGCAGGCACAACATACTCGCCGGGAGATAAGGCAACAGGAGCTTGACCAGCGATGGTGCCGTTAACACGATCATCCATGCCGCCGCCTTCGCCTTTTATTTCACCTTCTGTTTGCGGTTGCCCATCGGAAACAGATGCAAGAACTTGCTTTCTTAACATGGCAAAGGCTTCGCTTCCGTATTCATCTAAGAATCTTTGAATGATCACATCAGAGTCTTCTTGAGGGAATCTACCCAAAACAGCCATCATTGTTTGCTGCAAAAGAGGATCTGCTGTTGGCGCTTTCCCGCCTTCTTGCATACCGTAAGTTTCGGTGTAATCAAAAGATAAATCGCGCATATTAGGAGGCGCTTCAAAAAAGCCCATATCTTCTTGTTTGTCACCAGTAAGACCTAAACTTTCAAACTGCTTTCTAGCTTTCTGATACTTCTTGCTTGCTCTACCCATGCCTTTAGGATTGCTCATTGCAATAGCGATCAAATCATCGTAATCACTTTCAGACATCATAGACGCTATACCGTCACGCATACCCGGATCAAAAGGCACATCTACTGGAGGTGTTGTAGTGTCTGTGGTTGTGGTGTCTGTGGTGTCAGTTTCTGGCAATCTTTCCCTAAAATAACTAATCTCAGGGCCAAATCCGGGCCGATAGCTAACTTCAGCAAGTTCTTCTGCTGTCTTCGCTACTGGGCCTCTGAGTTGTGCTTGTCTTGATGCAGCAGAGCCATAGCCGAATCTAATGTTAGGATTGCCAAATCTGCCACCTACCTCACCACCCATATCCATGCGAACAGGCTGCATTCCTAGCATCTGAGCTTCAGCTACCTGACGTTGATACTCTTGAGGATTAAGAGAAACTAAGCCACCGTTGGCGTAATTACTTGGGTCATAGGCAGCATACCTGCGGTCAGCACCAGATACGTCTATACCAAAGTCTGATCCTGCTCGACCAAGAGATGTTGCAAGAAGATCTTCTGCTCTCTTTGCTTTTGCCTCTTCACCTGCTTCAAAGCGCCTACCAGCGGCTTCTTGACGCCTCATCATATCCATTTGCGATCTTTGACCTTCGCCAACAGCAATCGGGATTAAAGAACTACTACTCATCAACCCTTTACCAACTGCGCCGGGATTAGTAGCCATTGCCCCTAATCTTTCGCCAAAACCTAAATCTCTTATGCTTTGACCATAAGCACCTTTTGTCGCCTCAAGAGCCGCTTCTTTTGTTGCTAAATCACCTATTCCTATAACTTCATTAAGAGCGGTATCTACGTTACCAGCAGTGATGCCTGATCCAACATTCTTAACTGCCGACTCCGCTGCCAGTTCTCCAGCAGATTTTGTTGCTTCAGCAACACCAGTTTTAGCGGCATCTACCGCAGCAGCAGCACCTTTTACGCCTTTCGCAGCATCAAGCCCAGCGCCCAGTGCCTTACCGATACCAAATCCAGTAAGACCGCTAACTAAACCTTCTTTAAGGTCGCCAGTTATAGCCGCAGTTGTAAGACCAGAGCCAATCGCACCAGCAAGGGCAGAACTCATTCCTGCTGCCCCTAATATGCCGCCAGCACCAACACCAGTTAAAGCAGCAGAACCAAGCGCACTACCGATTAAAGGTGCCAAAAAGGGAAGAAATGCCTCTGGTTGTCCGGTCATAGGGTTTGTAGTGAGCCTTCCTCCGGGTGCGAGAGAGGCTATACCTTGAACCTCTGCTGGGTTCATGTGAACCATCATGCTGTCGCCATAACGCCCGTACTGAGCCATCTGCTCTGCTTGTGGCTGCAATGGCGCTTGCTGCAATTGTCCTCTTACATAATTCATTAACTTGTCTCCACCCCGAATAGGTTAAAACTTACATTGGCGGCACTGGCATACACCTTCACCACATCTGTCTGAGCAAGGCATATGCCGATTACAACCGTCCTAGTGGTGGTTGCTGCAAGTGCTTCATCGTAAAATATAAACTGCTTGTCATCGGCTGTTGCGCCTGCGACATGAATGCTGACCCTGAAGGTAATTCCAGAGCCGCTTCTGTTGCATATGACTAAAGAGCTTACCGTTGTTTGAGTAAGATCTGGCACCGTGTAAAGCGTCGTAACTGTTGTTGCAGAAACATCTGCCTGACCCAGTACCTTGATAACGTCTGTCACGATGCACCCATAAGCAGGAACTGAAACCTACGCATAGCCAAAGACCCAGACTTGTCGCCTTGCGTCTTAGCTAGGCTTACATCGTTCTCTATTTGATCCAGTGCCTGCTCTATAGTTCTGCGAGTAATTGCTTCGTTATCAGCCTGATACTCTGGTGTTGGAACAGGTAGCGGGTTTTGTCTTGTTGCCATTAGCGCCTACCGTCCTGTCGCATATCAAACCTCAAGTCTCCAAGCCTCCAGCCATATCCAGAACCACTGCTCTCAATACGAACAACTGCATGTCTTGCTCTTGTGCGTATGTGTGATTGCTGCGTTGAAGATGTGACTGTAGCTGTCGCTTGAGTTGTAGGCGTTTCTAGCGGGAAGTTGCTGCCTTTGATTGTAAAATCAACAGATGCGTCTGATGTAGCTCCACGGAAGCTAAAGTCAGGAATGATCCTGCTGATCATCATAAACCGCTCGCCCTCACCTATCTCAAGATCACCTGACTCAACAAATGCAGTCATTGCCTGACCGTCATCGTCAAAGCCAGTTTCATGGTTGTATAGATAGTTTGCGTCAGTAACCCCAGTGTTTACGCTTGATGCTATTGGGTTGGAGTTCTTAGAGTAACCAATCCATGCGCCACGATCCAATGTGCCTACAGACCAAAGGTTCTCAGCATAGTTGTACGACACATAGTTAGTGATCTCAGTGTCGCTCTCACCTACTGGGTAAAACCATGTGACCTCAGAGAAGTCATTGTTCTCTGCCGCAAACACCTTGAACGCCTGACCTTTGTTGAGGTTGGTAAAGACATGCTCTTTGACGCTACAAGGCAAGGGCTGCACAGAGCCGTTGTATACATAGAACCCGCCAGAATCCATAAAGTACACTGACCCTCTGGCATTGACCGCAGCGTTTGGCGAGATCATAGAGATATCGGTGCTTAACGTAGAAAACTGGAACGTAAACGGAGCGCCTGTAAACCGCATTGAGTGCAGACTGACATCCGTAAATATAATTATTTCTTGTCTAGTCTGTATGGCTCCTATTATTTCAGAGCCAGAGTTAATTCTTACGCCGCCAGCCGTGTTTGTCGCTGTAGGCGTCCAATCTGCTGCGTTCTCTTGGTCAGAGAACCTAACTAATAACGGGTCAATAGCTGATGACCCGATAGGGTTGGAGCCGAAAGCAATGACATGCTGGTCTATGTCTGAAACAAGAACCTGCAATGCAATAGTTGGCGTGTTTGAAGCCCCTGCAAGAGATCCAATTTCTATGCCTCTAGTGCCTGTGCCAGAGCTTTCGTCCCAGTAATAGATGCCGCCACCTCTAGCGTTAAACACCAAGTCTTCGCCAAAGTTGTCTTGACTAAACAAGCGCAACTGCCCAGCGGCTGAGATGCTGCTAGAACTACCCCAAGCACCAGAACTCCAAGTGCCTGCGCCGTAACCTGTGCCTTGGACAAACGTATTCAACCCTGTGTTGATCTGATAAGCGGCTACAGTTGAGCTACCGCCGTTGCCAGTATCGCTAGAGTTTGCTACTACCTCAGTTCCGCTTGTGTCCTTGGCCGTGATCGTAAAGGTGTTGGTCGTTGGCACAGAAGCAATCTGATACTCCTGATTTAACACTGCGGCTGTAACTAGACCGCCAAGAGAAGCTGCGCTACTAAACGTAACAAAGTCATTAACAACCGCGCCGTGACCGTTTTCTGTAACTGTGATTGTTGAAGAGCCGTTTGTTGCGGCGAATGTGGCGTCACCTGCACCAGCAGTAAGTCGTAGCGGGGTAATGTCGTTGTACCCAGCGCCTTCAGCTACATAAAACTTTAGATTAGTGCCTACACCCAGATAGTTTATAGACTCCAAAGATGACCAGTTGTGCAAAGACCTACAGACACCAAGGAAGCTTTGATCTGTGTATTTTTCCCAACCCCCAATCTTCTCAACTCTGCCTTGGCGAAAGCGTATCTTGTCAGCATCAAACCATCCTGCGTCAGCAGAATACTCTGTGCCTTCTTTGTTTACGCCGGGGGCAAATTTGATTTTACTGAGCGCCATTTTTAACGACCACCTCGTTGCCTACGGCCTCGTTTCTTTCTAGAAGACTTTTGATCAGGTTGAGCAATTTTCTTTCGGCCTTTTTTGGGCTTAGTAACCTTTTGAGTTCTTGGTTTTGGCAACAATGCAGACAAATCAGGAGCTACAAAAGGTTTAGGCGTTGCTGCTGCCCTTGCTTCCGCAGGAGTGACTACTGGCGGTAACGGTAGTGGTTGCCTCATAACTGGCACATCAACCACAGGAGGCGGCGGTGGAGGAGGTGGCAGAGGCGGTCTTATAACGTCTGCTCTAGGCGTTAACACTGGTGGTCTTTCAATTACGGGCGGCGGGGGCAAAGGAATGTTTGCTGGCTCTCCTCTTCCACCACCAAGCAAGGCATCTATACCAACGGGTGCGGCTGGAGGCATCGGCACTGGCCGTGGTGTTGGCGCTGGTCGTGTTGGCGCTGGAGAAAAAGGTATTGTTTCTCCTCTCATCACGGCACCAGAAATTCCACCTCCTGCTGGAGCAGCCGCTGCTGCTAGTTCTTCATAGCCCACATCGCCGGGAGCAACTGCGTTAGCAAATATACCGCCCATACCGCGCAATCTTTCGCCAAGATCAATATCAGCGGCTCTAGGACTAACTGGCCGTACAGTAGGTTCTGGAGCAGGCAAATTAACGGGTGGCAGCATGATGTTGTCAAACATCCCTGCCATATTCATTTCTGGATTAAATGCGCCCATTTGCATTATTTGCGAATCAATAGCAGGTGTAGGTGCTACAGGAACAGGAGCCGCCACTGGAGCAGCTACTGGTGCTGCAACAGGAATACTTGGTAAGAAAGTTCCGCTTTCTGGATCAAACGATTCGGGTATGAAAGGAGCTGATGGCAAGACCCCACCGGGGCCACCTTTCTCACCGCCCATGCCGCGACTTTCCCTCATAATGGTTTCGTTGATTTGTTCTTGATTGGGTAGTGACCCAGATTCTTGAATAGCGGCTATCTCATCAAGAATCCTCTGCGGTTCTGTCGCTACTTTCTGGTTATCATCCATGTCACTGGGCAAGTCATATCTTGTGCCAGCGGGGCCAAACAAACCGCTTCTATCTACAAAAAAATCAGAATCCCTATCAAATAAACCAAGGTCTAACGCCCTAGCAACCTGTTCTTCGCCCAACATTCCTCCAGCCCCCGGCGCTGACTCAGGATTGTCTTTGTAGCTTTGAATTACTTCTTCAGGGGTTTTGGGTTCAAGCTTAGTATTAGCGGCCTCAATGGCAGCAGCTTCCGCAGCCGCAGCATCTGCCGCAGCCTGCTCTGCCGCTATACGATCAGCCTCTGCTTGTGCAGCAGCAGCCTGTTCTGCTGCAATTCTGTCTCTTTCTGCTTGTGCAGCAGCCTCCGTAGCGGCAGCTTGAGCCGCAGCTTGATCTTGAGCCTGCTTGAGCATTTCGGCTTGTGCCGCAGCCGCTGCCTGTTCTTGAGCAACTCTGCCTTGCGTAAATATGTTTGCTGCTTCGGTCGCGCCAAATGTCTGAAAAGCTTGCCCAGTAAGAGGATTTATACCCTCCATTTGATTAGGCATCGCTTGTTGAGGGGTCAAAAGCGCCCCAGCTTGCGGTGCGCCCATTGGGTTGGTGCCACCAAGAAGTGATGCAATGCCTGTAGGAACACCGTAGTTGGGGTTTCTTGAAAGGAGTGGTTGGCCCTGCATTTGACCGTAGCCAACTGGAACGCCGGGAGGGGTAAAAGAATTAGCAGGAGTTGTTGGAGGTGCAAAGCCAAGCTGCTGAGCTTGAGCGCCTGTCTGCATAGTGTTATCAAACAATGCCATTACTGATACTCTCCAGTTCTAATCATTTCGGTAACTTCTACCGCCCTGTTTCCAACCTGCTCGCTCCACCTAGAATCCATAAACTCGTCAGCGGCTATGTCAAACTGCTCACGGGACATCGCTTGTATTGCCTTTACAAAGCCACGCAATCGCGTAAGACCAAGATTAAAGCAAATATCAATCATTGCGTCCTTTCGCGCCTCATTGAGAGCAGCAAACCAAAAGTAAGTGTCATCAAGCTCGTCGCGCACACGCCTTATGTCATTGGCTAGTAAATACTCAATCTCATCATCAGACAGCCCAAGGCCAGACTCAGCGATGTTGCGACCAACACCTATAGTTTCATAGCCTGCACTGCACATATAAACTTTGGAGCGCACGCCTTCGTGACGCTTTAACATTCCTATTAACTGAACACCCATTATTTCTCCCTGCTCACGCCTCTAGTCTTCTCATAGCTTCTCATAGCGCCAAGACCCAACATTCCAGTCATAGTAGTCATTAACAGCGACGGGTCTATCTCTGGAACCTCTACCCAAATACCTGCTATGGGCGCGATCAATACATGATACAGAAGACCCAGACTACAGCACCAACCGATGCTAGGACGCCACCCG